TAAACTCATAAATGCAGCTCCTGCCGCCGGGTCAGCGTTTACATCTGCGTGAACAAACGAGGCCATAGGGTCAATTACGATTAGCTTTAATGTTTCCATCTCTAACATTTGATCATAAATTCGAGAAAACTCTTCGCCCATCAAATATGTATTATCTAACTTCTGCATGATCGGAAACACACCACCAAGGTTTGGCAATGGTAAGACGCGCAGTTTATGGCTGTATTCTTCCCTAGACCTTTTGGGGTCAAGGCGCGAGATACGTCTATGCATTTCGTCTTTATCGTCTTCTGCTGTAATTAATATAACATCGCCATGTTCTGCCACGAGGCCACCAAAAGAAGATTGCATAGATGTTCCAGAAGCAACCTTCATAGCTAGATCAAGTGTCATCATACCTTTACCACTATCTCCTGCCGCCGCAAATACACACGGAACTCCAAGAGGTATAGTGTCACCGATTAAAAACTTTTGCTCTGGGACTGAACCGACAAAGTATTGATCAACTAACAGACTTTCATCAAGTAAGTTAATTGGTTTCTTTGCGCTTCTTTCACTCTTCTTCAGCATCTTTTCAATGTTAAAATCTTCTTCCACGGCATCAGCCGCGTCCCACTTCTCAGATTTAGTAGATGGTATTTTAAGAACCATAGTAGACTTAACGCCTGATTCTTTAGCTTGAGCTTCAACAATAGAAGCAAGCTTCTTGCCTGCAATATCATTATCAGGCCACAGTATTAGATCTTTGCCTTTAAGAGGTGAGAAATCAAACTTATATGCTGTGTTTTCTGACAACATTCCAGCACCGCCAATTGTGCAAGTTGCTACATAACCAAGAGATATTAAAGCATCAGCGCATTTTTCGCCTTCAACCCAAATAATCTTGTCTGAATCCAAAATGTTCGGAATATTGTATAGAGGTCTAGGTTCTGGGATACCTTGACGACCTTCCATATACTGCCGAAATTGCTTTTTAGGCTTACCAGACGCGTCAAGTATCAGTTCACCTGTAGCATCTTTCTCAAAATATTTACGAACCGACACAATAACGACACCATTTTCGTCGGTATAGTTGTATTCTGTTTCAAAAGGTGTGCTAGAATTTATTGATACGCCCTTTTGTGGCTGTGAAAATCCCTGCTGCGCAGTTGTAACTGCAAAGTTTGACGGATTGTTCGGCTTAACAATATTTTCTGGTGGTGCAACGTAGTCTGGACTTATGTATTCTTTAAAGTATTCAACGCATTCAGCCAATGAATAGCCCCGACCCTCTTTAAATATCTTACATATGCCCCCGACACCTTCACCTGATTCGAAATCTTTTCCGTTTAAGAACCAAGGACTTTGCATATCTATGTTAATAACCATAGACTTTCCTGCCTCACCGCGAAGCGATCCAATATAGAATTCTTTACCTCTTTGAACGCCCTCTGGATATGTATCTATCAGTGTTTGTAGCTGTACGCTACGAGGCACTTCTCTTGAAATACGCTCTGCTACATCTTTAGGTGACTTTCCAACGCTCAATATGTTCATTGATTTGCCTCCCAACAAGTCTGCCTAAACTCACAAAACTTACAAAGAAAGAAATCTTTGCTGTGAGCAATACGAGGTAGAATGTCACCTGCTTTCGCCGCAGTCAAGATATTCACTGCCTTGTCACTTGCCTCTTGAGCCAACTTCTTATTGTAGGGTACAAGCTCATAGTATATTTCAGACGTGTTTTTATTGATAACAGTAAACAAAGCAGGATGGTCATAAAGCTCCATATAAGTCTGGTATAGCGCAAGTTGAGTAGCATACACTGGGTTTGCCTTGGCAACACCATGACGAACAAACGCTTTAAATTTATTGTCATTTGCAGACTTACATTCCCATAAAGCAGGATAACCCATCTCAACAGGACCATCACATATCACGCCATCTATATGTCCGCGAATCTCTCCATCCGCTATAGAAAACCCAAATTGCTTGCCATCTTTATGTTCTGTGCGCAAATCAAATCCTGCATCTTTTAACCACTTAGACGCATAATCTTCAATCTCATGACCGAACTGAAAGATACGCAAAGTTCTTGCAGTAAATGCTTTGTCTGCATCAATCGTGTAGTTTAAATAACGATATTGTATTTTACGCTGACACTCATCACCAATGCTAGAAGCACCGATATACTTGCGTCTTTCCCTTTTTTTCTCATTAGCAACAATCGCATCATCTACGACTTTAGTAATACTATCCGCTACAGGATTTTCATTAGAATGGGATTGAAGTAGAAGGCCAAGTGCCTGTTGACTTATAGTAGATTTCTTCGAGTTTCCCAATGTTTATCTCCTTAGTTAGCGGTGTTGATTCCTGTATTGCAAATATTATTGTTTGAACGTCTTCTTCTGTGAGATCACAAAACCTCTTGTCCCAACCAAACTTGTTCAGTACGAACGCCAACTCTTTCATAGGCGATAGTGCTGTTGGTGCATTACTTGCTGCTGTCAATGTATTGTCTCCTCATTTGAGCCAAACAAATCTATGACATCATCAATATCATCAGGATTTATTTCGCCGTTTCTAAAACCAATATTTATAACTTCTTTACCTTTAACTCGTATGCTTGCCGATCCAAATAAGACGAGGCTTTCAGCATCTTCTATTTGTGACTTAATAATTTTATTTGCTGAAGCTTCTATTTCCGTCATGTCAGTTGAATCTTTGACCCAACAAATAATCTCGTATTCACAAGTTTCAACCTGATCTTCATCTTTTTCAGCAAGCATAAGATACATTTCAAATCTCGGCATCTATTCAATCCCTGTCAATTTTTTAACTTGTTCTGAAATTATCTTATCAATCTTTTGTTTATTCCAATAGTAGCTCAAACAACATCCTGCCTTATACTTAGTCCAAGAGAAATCAATCGCGCTAATTTGTACGCCGTTTCTACGCAAATGATCCTTTTGCTTGTCAGTAGCCGCTTGATTTAACCAACGCTTACTTTTGTTAGCCGCGTTGCTATCTTCAATCTCACGGAGAAAATCATCACCTGCTGCCATAGCTTGTACTTTATCACCGATAGAAACCACTCTAGGACGACCATTCTGAGCCTTGACGATGGCTATCCAGTATTCTCCGATATTACCTACCAAAGTAAACCCACTGAAGCCCATAGCCATCATAGCGTTTCCATTTCCAAACGCATCAATCCACATAAACGGAGACATCTGCATCAGGTCATACTCAGTCATAACGAAGCTATCTAATTCTCCTTTGATTTTATTTTGGAACTCATATTCACAGATTGGACATACGCGAATATTTAAAGGAACTTCGCTATCACATTCTGGACATTTTTTTGTTGGCGCTTCGGCGTCCGGGTCTTTGGGTCTTCCATCTAGGTTTGCAGTTTCATCTAAAGCTCCATGAGTAAGTATAGATGTGCCAAAGTCCATGACAACGCAATCGGTCTTAATCGTATTTGGGTATAACTCAGGATCAAGAATGCGCAAACCACGCCCAATCATCTGCACCATTGTGCCTTTTTGTGAGCATGGTCTAGTTAGAATTATACAGGATACAGGCGGAGCATCAAATCCTTCTGTCAGCACCATAACATTCACAATTACCTGCGTGTCACCAAACTCAAGATCGTGCAGCATCGCAGCTCGTTCGTCTTTTGGGGTTTCTCCAATTACGAAATTTGCCTTAATGCCAGCGTTTAGGAAAGCTTCGCATACGTGTTCGGCGTGTGCTACAGTAGAACAGAATACAACGGTCTTGCGATCCCCTGCCTTGTCTTGCCACTCTTGTACGATACGATCATTAATAACCTGACGATCCATGATCGCCGCAACCTCTTCCATGTCATATTCTTTGCCACGCTTAGTAACGTTTTCAAGTTGTTCGCCTACTCCAAGATCAATCACGAATGATTTAGGACGAACTAAAAAGCCTTCACGGATTAAAGTAGCTAATTCAATTTGGTGAGAGCAGTTATTAAATACAGACCGCAAAGCTTTACCATCGCCACGATTTGGCGTTGCTGTAAATCCTACAATCTCTGCTTTGTCGTTATCTTCAAGAACCGCGTCAATAACCTTGCGATAAGTGTCAGCCGCCGCATGATGTGCTTCGTCAATAACAATCATATCAAATAAAGGACGATCTCTAAGGTTTTTATTCCTCGACATTGTTTGAACCATTGAGAACACAGCTTCGCCATCCCAATGCTTTACTGTACCATTGACAATGCTTGTCGTGATGTAAGGATTAACCTTCTCAAACTTTTGCTTGTTCTGCCTAACAAGCTCGTCACGATGTTGCATGACTAGAATTCTTTTGCCCTTATTGTGGCGTTGACCAACTAGAGCTGAAAGCATAATTGTTTTGCCAGCTCCTGTAGGAGCAACGACAAGGGTATTTCCGTGTTTGTCTAATGCGTTACACGCGTCAGAAACGGCTACCTCTTGGTATGGTCTGAGTATCATAGCTTAATCCAAATACTTAAAATTGGATAAGGGGATGTGGACAACAGGTTCTACGTCCTGCCAGTCACCGCGATCCTTACGGCCCCCTACGAACACAGGCCAATCGTAGTTAAATGCTGCATAGCCTATTTTGTCTGTCCATTTGACCACAAGAACACTAGATAAACCGCAGGCGTCTTGCAAGTTCTTAGCGGCTGAAACCTTGGCAACGGAAAGGATATAGGTGCTGTACTTATTATGAGTGTTTTTGCGGACTTTTACTTCACAGAACCCTGTGACCGCATCGCCTATCATTAAGCAATAATCAAGATGGTATTGCTTTGGCAATTTTGCAAAACTCAAATTAGTCCAAGTATCACAAAACTTTTCAATAACATTTTTCTCATTAAGTAAGTCTTCACTTGTCTCATACGTTGGTCGCATGTGATCTCTCCTATTTGCTAGAATAGTTGGGGGGATTGTGGCGCACGGCCCCCCTGTCCGTGTTCTAGCGGGTGCAGATAGACCCTGCCACTAGATTAACTTTGCGCCCAAGAAGGTACTGCACCAGTAGGTTGCGGACTTGCCGCTTGTGGTGCTGTGTTGGCAACAGGCGCTGAACCCTGCTGTGCCACTCCTTGAGTAAAGAACTCTCTATTATCAGGCGTAAGTGCCGCCATAAGCTGATTGCTATCGGCGTACCCATTAGTGCCTTTCTTTACACCAATTTTCGCACAAATCTCCAATGTATTCAAGTCTGCCATACCAGAAATATTTCGGTTCTGCTGTGCTTGTGGAGTCATATCAGATGGTACAATACCTCTTGCACTCTCAACAATACTCTTTAATGTGCGCAAACCGATTTCTTTTGCTAATGGCATACCACTTTGTCCTTGCTTATCGCCATCAACGAATACACTATGCCAAAACTTTCTGCGATCATATTCACCGCCAATGATAGTAAACTCAAGGTTCATCCATTTTGCAGATGTACTTGCAGACTTCTTAAACCAAGCCCCATGTCCAAACTCAGGAATTTCCATGTCGCCCGGTTGTACTAATACGATTGCTCGAACCACTGCTCCCTTTGGGATTAATGTGAATTCTTGGTTTTGTGGGTTGTCGTCCTGTGGAACGTTATTTAAATTAAGCATTACGCTTCTCCTTCGCTAGTGTTTTGTGTTGTTGGATCAACAAAGATCAAATCTTTGTCAGTTTTATGACCACCGCTACTCATTTTTTCCATGAGTTTTCCTAAGTGTGGCTCTTCAATTGTGTCAAGTCTTCCAGAGCGATCTTTCGCAGGATAGCCCCATTCATTTAAAGGCTGACATACAAATGCACGATACTGTCCATGATCACCTGTCAAGATAGACATAGTGATAACTTCGTCAACAATTCCGGGCAATTCTCTACCAGTTTTACTACCTTCAATCTGAAGGCTATACTGTTTTCTTCCGTAATCATCTGTGACTTCATCAAGAATACCTACAAACACAACGTTCTTAGAACGAATGTGCTGTATGTGAGTAAGCCAAGACATCATTTCACGACCATGCAAACCATATGCGGCTCGTGTATCTAATTTACCAGAGCGATCAGAACGAACTTCTGGTTGCTGTAAGCACCATTGAAAGCAAAGACGACCTGCAACAGTAATAGAATCCACGAATAGAGTGTCATACTTCTGCCAAACGTCAGCTCCATCGCCATACATCTGCTCAACATAATTATAATGTGATTCGCTGTACGGCTGATCTTCTGCCAATGATGGGTTAGGACCGCCTAAGAAGCACGCTAAATCACGACATTCTGCCCAAGTTCGAGGGCGAACAACATCAATAGCGCAACCTTCAATAGCTGCATCCCCTGCTTCTAAATCCATAAACAATGTTGTGTCTGGGTTTAGTGTACGAGCTAGTGTAGTTTTACCTACACCGCTTGCACCACATACTACGATCTTATGACCCTTCTTTTCGGCAAGTCTCTGATCGGCTGTAATAATTTGTAAAGCCATATTATGTATCCAATTCTACTGTAAAGCGACCAACTTCTGTTGTACGGCATTCTTCAAGAACGCTTCTGATTGCAGGTGGAGCATTTGTAAATTTACGCTCTTCTACGGCAAAGGTCAGCTTACCATAGTGCCTTGCGTCTTCATCAGACAAAGTGCCTAATGCCTCACGCAACGAATCTTGATCCCAAGATACTTTTTTAGTGACAACTGCTTTTATCTTACGATTGCCATCTACTATATTTGTAGTGCCAAAATCTTTGCCTTCAGCGTTTAATGCGGCTGTAGCACGAGATAAGTAAGTGTCTTTTAAATCTTGCTCAACGTTCTTCAAATCACTACGCAACTTATCTATAGCTGCCTTTAGTTCTTCTCGGAGTTCGAATAATTCACGACTTTCCATGTCGAATCCTTTCTGCTTATTACTAGAGTCCCAACTATAAGCATACAGTGTGATATACTGTCAAGAACTTTTTTTCGATAATAGAATATCAATGCCTAAACAGGCTTTCATAAGCTTCTTTTTCAGCTTAAATTCTGGCGTCTCAACGCCTTTAGCGTCATCAACAATGTAGTGCCATACACCATCTTTGTCTTCACGCTCATAACAGAAGTCAGCGATGTAAGCGCATATCTTCTGGTCATTAACCATCAAGTTAAAGCGAACCTGCAACTCCAAGTCTCTGATAGTTCCTGCGCGTTCTAGTGACTTTAGGTATAGGTATCTTTCGCCTTCCCACTTAGAATCAAATTTGATTCCTTGTATGATAACTTTCTTGTTTCCGTATTTGGGTCTTGACCCACGCCGCTTGGGATTATATACAGTAGGAAAAGTCATTTATGGGAAGGAACCTTTATGCCAAACCCGGGAAAATATAAATCCGTAGGTGTTTCTATTGAAGCTTATGATAAACTGGTTATCATTGCTGAAAGCGAAGATCGCGCTATTGGGCGACAACTTGCGCGTATGATAGATGAAACATTCGAACAAATTAATGCTCGTGT